GACTTTGGAGTCGATGATGGTCTCTTCCATGGCCTCATGGTCGAAAGGCATCTCTTTGAACCAGTCTGGTAGGTAAAGTTCGTCGATGGGATAGGCTATGGAAGTGATCTGTAGTGGATTGGATCGTAGTTTACAGACGATGGCCTTCTGCCCATCAGTGATCTCCATGCTACGGTTGTCCGAGAAGGCTTCTCTGAGCCGGTTCCAGTGTATGGCCGCCAGAGCATGACCTACCTTACACTTGCCGGTCTTTTTGTAGACGGCCGTATGCTGTGTGAGATTATTGATCCGCTTGGGCGTGCCTTTCTCCCAGCCAGGTCTCGCACCAAACTCGGTACGGAACTCGTTGACACGATCCATGACTTCTCGTTCGCTACGACCTTCAAGAGCCATCAGCAGTATCTCTTCTAAGAATCTCTGCATGAACTCGGGCGTGTCGGCTCGCTTGAGATCCAGACCCATGGCTTTGACTTCACCAGGAGATCCATTCGTGTCCTTGCGTTTGCCTTCTTTGTCATAGATAAGAACGGCATAGCGTTTCTTGGTATGATAGATGCCTTTGGATGCTACCACTTCTCGACCCGCTTTGATGATCTCGCCAAGGTTGCGCGGGCAGTTACAGGCCTCGGTCATGAAGGCAGCAAAGGTAGCATTGACTTGCTCGGCTACTGTGTCATAGATCTGCACCACCTGCTCTCTGCTCCAGTCCACTTCGCCTGAGTCGATCTTGTCTTTGAACAGTGGATAGGCGCTAAAGTACACAGAGTCTGTGTCACCGTAGATGATGGCATCGCCTTTGTGATCTTTAATGCCGGTAAACATCTCGTTGACCGCACCAGCCATATGTCGCGCGATCAGGCGCCCAGTTAGAGTAGTGCTCTGACCTAAGCGCATGTCAAAGAATCGTGATCCTACATTCAGCAAGGCGCCATAGGCCGAGTTCAAGTTAATCTTCTTTACCAGCTGCCGCTTGTCCCAGTACTCAAACTCTTTGTCGTCTCGGGCTTCCTTGGCCTTTTTCTGTAGTTCTTTACGTTCAGCATACCAGCGTTCCAATAGACCAGGTATGATGCCCTTCTCGGCATAAGAGAATATGGTACCGTTACCTGATATCATCAATGGTTGGCCACCATGGAAAATGAAATCATAGATTTCAGCAGCTGACATGTCAGTGCTGGACCCGTCTGACCAGTCTACCGTTTCCATCTGCCCTGGATCACGTGCCATCACGCTTTCGTATTCTTCGCAGGCGAAGCGGCCCTCCCAATAGTCTGATACCGGTCGCCCAGCATCTACGACTGCACGTATGCCTTCCAGTGTGCGGCTCTGGCGAACCTGTCCGATGATGGCTTCAGGACTCATGTTAAGAGCACGGATCACCGACGGATACAGACTGTTGATGTCCATAGATCCGATCCATTCGTGCATGCCTTTTTTAGGTACTGCCACATAAGCACCAGCGGCAGCGAAGTCGTTTTCTTGATCCAAGCGTTGACGATCGGGCACTACCATGCCGCGGTCATGTGCTTCGTTGATCAAGGCCTGGTCAGTGACAGCCACAGCACCAAGCGTGGCCCTGAGTCCTACTGTGTTAGCGTGCGCGATAAGATTGGTAAGATCGATAAACTTGAGTTTGGCATCTAACTTCTTCAGCAGAACCACGTCCTGCCGGTTATAGGCTATGAACTTCTCATAGTCGTTGTTGTAGAGTTGATCCAAGGTGCCTTCATAGGGAATCTTTTTCTCACCAATCTCGTACTCACCGATGGCGTCCAGTCGGTAAGTGTGCATCTCGTGATAGTTGTACTTTCGATACAGTTCGAGATAATCTAGGTGTACTCGACCGATGGTATCGTAGGTCTCTAGAGTCTTGCCATACTTTTCAAACTCGCGTCGCTTAGGAAACTGGTTCCACAAACACATCCTGCGTGTGTGCTCCTTGGCCAACACACGTGAGATGCGATTGGTGATATAAGGTATGTCATAGCCTTCGCTGTTCCAACCTGACAATATGTCTGCGTCTTCGATGAGATCTAACCACATATCTAGCATTTCAGCATCATTGGCACATAATATAGTATCTTCGAACCTGCTGATGATGGTTTCTGCTTGCTCCTGACTCATGCCAGCAGGCTTGATAGTCAAGGTCACTGTACGATCCAACCAACCAAGATGTGTAGTGATGGCAGTGATAGGATTGAAAGGATCGCTGGGATCAGCAAAGCCTTTGGCTTTGTCAAAGGCTGCCTCGATGTCAACAAAGGCCACGTGCATGTCGGGTGCTTCCTGTCCTTTGTAGTTCTCTTCTAAACAACGGTTCAGCGGACGATAATCGCTTTCGCATAGCCGACGATGAGAGTACACACGCCGTTCTTTGTCAAAGGACTTGGCATTGTTTACCATGACTCGGCTAACACGATTGCCAGCGATATCAGAGTATTTGCCTTTGGCGTCAGGATAATAGAACAGATAACGAGCCGGATATTCTCGTAGTACTCGTTGGCCGTCGACTCGCTCTACTACGTGTACGATTTCTTTGTTTTTGTCGTGATATGCGTCTACGAACATCAGTACCAGCGTCTTTTAGTGACGGCGTCGCGGACCTGTTCCTCGCCCAACTCAACGCCAAGTTGTTTGTTGATGCCCATGACCATCTCAGTGAGATCGTCATCGGTGAAGATACTGTTATGTATGTCTAGGAAACCCGAGCATTGTGCCGAAGCGTAGGCTTCTGGTCCCCACGACATGACATCATAGAGCACACCGCGATAACTGCGGCCACCGTCTTCAAGGTAGCTTTTGCTGAGCCGCCGCATGATGGCACAAAACACCCATAGTTGTTCTTCACTGGAGAGATCCTCCCAGAACTTTTCGCTAAGCTGGCGTTCATGCTCGATGGCTTCCTGGAAGGCCTCTCTGACTCGCTGCCATACTTCTGTGTCTAACGGATCTTTCTTTTCTTCAGTCATCGTGTGCCAAACCTTAACTTGAATAGCATAACAAATTCTTCGGCTTCACGCAAGCTCTTGAACTTCCAAGTGTCATAGGAGATCCTACGACCACCGGAGTTTTCGTGTGCCCATTCAATCTCTACGATAGGATCTTCGGGTACACAGACTATTACACCAGCATGACGATCAGTCTGTATCAGTCGGACCGTTATGCCCCAGGTAGGTCTGCGTTCGATCTTAGGTTCGTGTACCATCAAAGTCCAAAAGACAGTGTGAACCAGGCCGCTTCTTCTCGGGTGGCGAACATGATCCTACGGCGATAGTCGTCGTTGATCCAGCACCAGTGTGGATTCTGGCATTCAGTCTCTTCCTCCGCCTGGGTGTAGATACGGAATATGTTGGTCTTCATACCATAGCGACAATCCAACCAGTCGCGCAGTTCCTTGCTGGCACCCCATTCTTTCCAGCACCAGGCACGAATATCGTGTATGTTCATAGGCCCTGACTTGGGAAGATCCACATAGTAGGCGAAATATTCCCTGCCGGAGAATCTTTTATCAGTTTTGCGCACTCGAGGTTTAGTGTTTTCCATATCTTCCTTCCAGGTCACAGTCCAGCCTTTCCAGGTAAATGATGTCACCGCTGACCTCCCCAGGTCAACTGGAACAACAGCGCATCCTCGGGGTGCAAGAATCGGAAACGATACTCGGTGTCACTGTGTGAGAAATCGTTGCCGTGATCGATGACATCGAGGTCGACGCGACCTACGCAGTTGTTGCCGATCCAGTCTACTACTCCTTCGAGATCAAAATCATCGTTGAAAATTTTTACTTCGGTCATCTTAGCCTAACAATAACTTCATCTCGGCAGCACGCTCGCGATGTCGGCGTAGCACCTTGATGATTACAGCATCATGCACTACTCTAGCACCGTATCTACCTGGAAAGTAACTGGCCTGTGCCCACTGCCAGTCCCAGTCCCAGTGTTGTCGACCTATGTACTGTTCCAGCCAAGGTCGATAGTGATCATTGGGATCTGAAGAGTGTACTACCTGCTTACCACCATTGATTTTTTTAATTTGATTAGGCCAAGGCAAGGTGATGGTGACTTTGAGAGCGTACCGCCACCAGAGTCTACGCAACCATTGCTTCAATGGTGCTAACAAAAACAAGTTGGCGTAGAGGTTGGCCGACTGCAGAGATATCATAGTCGTTTGCCGTGTCGTCCAAGCGTGGATCGCAGATGTTGGAGATCAGCACAGGTATACCATTGATACCGCTGCCGCATCTTGTCAGGCATTGGCGATCGTGCGATGACTGCTCCTGTCTGGCGAGACACCGTCTCGGCTACTTCTAAAAACGACTTAGCCTGTCCTGTGCCAATATTCCATACGCCCGATTCGGGTATGTCTAAGAATAGTTCGTGTACTCGTAACACATCTTCCACAGGAACGAAATCGCGGCGTGCTTCTCTATCACCAACAAACACAGTTATACCACCTGTGGATTCGGCTTGATCGTAAAAACTCTGATAAGGACTTGGCTGCGACTTATTTTCCTCACCACGGCCGTAAACATTGAAGTAGCGGAATCCTTGTGCTGGTGCTGGACTGGCGTGCTGCCTGACATAACGCTCCAAGAGATACTTGCTCCAGGCGTAGGGACTCTGTGGTGCCACTGGTCCAGATTCAGTAAAATGATCGGTGTCACCGTAGACTGATGCTGAACTGGCATATTGGAATCGTACAGCACAGCGACAGCATTCATCGTAGAGCCAAGTGCTGAAATCTAGATTCTGTTCTAGGATCTTTTCAACATCCTGTTCGGCAGTGGAACTGATAGCTCCCATGTGTATGACCGCATCTAGATTTTTGACTTTAGGTAGATCGTCGCCCCATTCATAGGTCGACACAGAATGACTTTCGCGGAAATACTCTACTGCTCGACCCCCGATGAAACCTCGGTGTCCGGTTATAAGGATTCGCATAGTCGCTTTACATCCTCTTTGGAGAGTGCATAGGTGCCCATGTGCGAAACTGCTATGCCGCTGGCACGCAAGGCGAAACCAACCGCCAGTGTCATGTTCTGCCAACGGACCCAGGCTGCGACCAAGGCAGCCAAGTAAGTGTCGCCAGCACCACAAACATCATGCACTTCGATGGGATCTGGCTGGAATTCTAGATCTTGATAGCGTACACCGTCTTCGCCGAGTGTGACCACCACATCAGGATGATCGCTGATCCTGTTGTTCCACTCTCGCCGATTGATCTTCAAGGTGACACCTTCTAATTTCTCGAGATCTCGCATCTTGGTATCCATGAACACACGGCAGTTGGCACGATCTAATACCGTCCTGACTGTGTCAAGACTGATGCTGCCTTTGTTGTAGTCCGAGATGATGATGGCATCGTAGATGCTGAGATCCTCAGGAACCGTCACAGGCTTGTTAGCACCGTCCTGATCCACACGCAACAAGCATCTATGTGTGCGCAGATCCATATAACGATTTTTTATACTAGGTATATCACCGTAGACCGTGTCAACGGTGCAGCCAAAGGATCCTAGATTGGCTACTACGTTGCCGGCCATGCCAGGACGATCTTCTGTGTTCACTAGATCTAGAATAGGCACCGGTGCTTCGGGATTAAAGTCGCGGCAGCGACCCCAATGATATCGGTCTACGGCCAAGTCGCCGAGTACCAGTACTCTTTTATTGTTGATCATGCCTGGCTGTCCCCGGGCCTGACTCGATAGTTGTCTTCTACCGTGTCCTTGGTAGACACTTCGATGATGGTACCGGCCTGCAAGCACACCAGTTGATGTGGTACTAGTGGTCTATTACGCCATACATCGCCAACATTCAGTATCCGTTCATGTTCTCGGCTGTTGCTGGTATCAATCCAGATGACCTTGAACAGGCCGCTCTGCACGCACCAGGTTTCGTCCTTGACAGCATGGAAGTGCATGGAGAATCTAGCACCTTCGTTGAAATCCATGAACTTGCCGCAGTAGCCTTCTTCATCGGCCCAGATGCGTTCTCGTCCCCAACCTTTTTCTACTATCTTCATGTTTCATGTGGTCCTTGCCAGGTCAATAGGAATAATAAAAAGTCTTCGCTGGAATCAAAGTCGATGATCATGCCTTCGCGAGCACGACGACCTTTGGTGATGCAGGAGTCCATCCAACTGTCAAGTATGGATTCGTTGCGGATCCACCACTGCCAGTCATTGATGATCATAGTGTTGTCGCCTAAGGTTATGAACTTTTGCGATCTATTGGTTTCTACAGCGTCCATAATCTTATCAATGCCATCGAGTCTATGGTTATAAGCAGCAAGTAGTTGGCCAATAATCCTGTGCTGCCGCGTGTCTTGCAAGCCCAGGCGAAGATCACGCACTGTGTGATGAACAGAGGATACAGTATCAGGAACGGAGGATTGGGCAAGGTTACTGCCATGGTCACTGAACAGACTATGCTTAGAGTCCAGGCGAATATCTCCAGGCAACATCTTATGGGATTCTCTCGCCAGTCATTGACGACGAAGTCTCTGATGCTGGCGAGCAGGCTCTTCAAAACTTGTTGCCGGTAACGTCCAGGATCTCTTCGACTGCTTCGAGGTCGCTTTGGTCTTTTTCAAAGTCGCCTTTGAAGGCTTTAGTGATGGCCTTGTTGAGCACGGCGGGCTTGATCTCCAGTTCTTCGGCGATGGCCTTCACGGTCTCTTTGAGACCGGTGTTGAGATCATCTACTTCGCGCTTGACCTGCACGCCCTCTTGGACCAGTTTTTTCAGTTTGGCGATTTGTTCGGGTGAAAAAGCCATGTTAGTTCTCCTTGGATTGATTATGACAATCCTAATTGTAACAGGCTTTTATTGGAAACGCAAGTGGATCAGCCGCCGAGCACGTGTAGCATGTGTTCGAAATGCTGTTTACGGTCTTCTAGGCCCAGAGTGCCACCGTTGATCCTTTTGGTCACCGTGAGCACATCCTGTTTGTCGCACCATTGGTTCAGTTTGCGTGTGTCCCAGAACCAACCAGCCGAAAGCACAGCAC